GAGAAACTTGGTTATCCGGCGTCAAGTTTATAAAAAACTAAATAGACCATACAGAAAAATTTGATCCCTCAACTAAAGGAGAAATCCAATGGCATTTCGAAATCCACAGTCTGTTCAACTTTCAGCAGGAGTAAGCGTATCAGAAGTTGATTTGACTACTGTTATTCCAGCAACCAGCACTTCTATTGGTGCTTTTGCTGGTCCGTTTTCGTGGGGTCCAGTCAATGAAGTGATTACTGTGTCTGATGAAACTCGTCTTGCTGATCGTTTTGGAACACCAACGTCAAGCAACTATGAATACTGGTTCTCTGCTGCAAACTTTTTAGCTTACTCAAACGCTCTACGTGTTGTCCGTGCAGGAAATACATCCTCATCATTTAATGCTACTGCAAATGGTGCTGGAATTCTTATTGAAAATAATACAGATTATGAAAACAATCATAGTACCGCAAATACATCAAACGGTCCGTTAACCGCAAAATATGCTGGCGACCGAGGCAATTCTTTAAAGATTTCTATTTGTCCTTCAGCAACCGCATTTTCATCAAATCTTACAGCACTAAATGCAGTAACATGTAATGCTACGTCATCTGGAGCAACAACAATCAATGTAACAGGTACTCCAACAACTGGTCTTGTTGTAGGCGATTTGATTTCTTTTGACAATGGCATATCATATGTTCGTGTTGCAAACCTTACTTCAACATCAATTGGTATTGGTTCTGCTGTTGGCACTGGTGGTATTGTTGCTGGTCAAGCAATTCTACGTAAATGGGAATATGCAGATAGCTTTGGTATCGCACCAGGAACATCAGACTTTGCATCAGATAATAGTGGTACAAATGATGAACTTCATGTTATTGTTATTGATGAAGATGGTAAATTTACTGGAACTGCAAACACTGTCTTAGAAAAATGGGGATTCGTGTCAAAAGGTTCTGATGCTAAATCTGCTGACGGATCTTCAAACTACTACAAAAATGTAATTAACGACAAATCAAAATATGTTTGGTGGACAGGTCATCAACCAGGTGGTACAAATTGGGGTACTGCGGTTGCAGGATTAACATTCACAGCAGTTAATTCTCCATTTACTGCGTCATTATCTGGTGGTGCTGACGGTTCTATCGGCAATTCAGATATCATTTCTGCATATAATAACTTCCAAAATCCTGATTCTGTGGATGTTGGTCTAGTTATTTCTGGTCCAAGTAACCAAACGGTTGTTACATCACTTATTTCAATAGTTGAAGGTCGTGCAGATTGTGTACTGTTTATTTCTCCAGAAAAATCAGACGTTGTTGATAACGCAGGAGATGAAGTAACAGACATTCTAGCATATCGTGATGTACTTTCATCATCATCTTATGTTGTAATGGATTCTGGTTGGAAATATCAGTACGATAAGTACAATGACGTATATCGTTGGGTACCACTAAATGGTGATATCGCAGGTCTATGTGCTCGTACTGATGCTGAACGTGATCCATGGTTCTCACCAGGTGGTTTCAATCGTGGTCAAATCCGTAACAGCATTAAGCTAGCATGGAATCCAACACAAGCAGAGCGTGATGATTTATATGTTAAAGGTGTAAATCCAGTAGTAACATTCTCTGGAGAAGGTACAGTATTGTTTGGAGACAAAACATTACTAGCTAAACCATCAGCGTTTGATAGAATTAACGTTCGCCGTTTATTCATCGCTTTAGAAAAGACAATTTCCCGTGCATCTCGTTCATCTCTATTCGAATTTAATGATCAATTTACAAGAGCGCAGTTTGTTTCTATTGTAGAACCTTATCTACGTGATGTAAAAGGTCGTCGTGGTATTACTGACTATCGTGTGGTTTGTGACGAAACAAATAACACTGCTGAAGTAATTGATCGTAATGAATTTGTAGGTGATATTTACATTAAACCAGCACGTTCAATTAACTTCATCCGTCTGAACTTCGTTGCAGTTCGTACTGGTGTAAGCTTTGAAGAAATTGTTGGAAGAGTCTAATAAATAAAGTATAAACAGGAGATATTAAATGGCATTTTCAGTAAATGAATTCCGCTCTCAAATGGCAGGTGACGGAGCTCGTCCAAATCTGTTTGAAGTTAGTATGCCTTTTCCAATTTTTTCTAGTCCAGCAAACGCACAAAGTAAATTAACATTTATGTGTAAGACTGCACAGTTGCCAGGTTCTACTATCGGTACTGTGCCGCTTCAATACTTTGGTCGTGAATTAAAATTTGCAGGGAATAGACAATTTACGGATTGGACAGTTACAGTTATCAACGATGAGGATTTTGTAATCCGTAATGCGTTTGAAAGATGGATGAATGCAATCAATGGTCATGCAACTAATATTAGAAATCCAGCTGCTTTACTAGTCGGTTCATACTCAGTAGATGCAACCGTAACTCAGTTTGGCAAAAAAGGAAATAATATTAAAAATTATCGATTCGTAGGTTGTTTCCCAACCGACATTACTCCAATCGATTTAGATTGGGGTTCGAATGATACGATTGAGGAGTTTTCTGTAACTCTTGCGTATCAGTGGTGGGAATCAATTGACGATGGTGTTGTCTAATGAGGAATAGGGGGAAACCCCTATTCCATTTTTATAGAATGAGAGGCACCTAAAATAGCTATTAAATTATTCGGATTCACATTAGGGAAACCAGACATTGTTCAGGATCAAAAGCCTGAGCAACCGACGTTTACCCTACCTACTGCTGCGCTCGATGATGGCGCAGTCACTATTACTTCCAATGCTTATTACGGTACATACGTCGATTTAGAAGGCGCAGTACGTAATGAACTGGAGCTAATCACACGTTATCGTGAAATGTCCAATCATCCAGAATGTGAAATGGCAATTGATGAGATTGTCAATGAAGCTATATCACATAGTCTTGATGGACAAGTTGTTGATGCAATCACAGATAATGTTACACAGCCAGAATCAATTAAAAAGAAAATTAGAGAAGAATTTAAAACAGTTCTTTCTATGTTAAACTTCAACAATTTGGCTGACGATTTATTTAAACGTTGGTATATTGATGGTAGAATCTACTATCATGTTGTTGTTGATGAAAAGAATCCTAAAGAAGGTGTAAAAGAATTACGTTACATTGATCCACGTAAGATTCGTAAAGTCAGAGAGATCGCAAAAGAACGTGATCCAAAAACCGGCGCAATGATAATTAAATCTATTGCCGAATATTATGTGTATAATGATCGTGGTACATCTACACAAACGTACACTGCACAAGTAAATACTGGTGTTCGTATTGCACCAGAGTCAATTATTAATGTGAATTCAGGATTGACAGATGCAAAGAATACGTTTGTTATTTCTTATCTACACAAAGCAATCAAGCCTCTTAATCAACTTCGTATGGTTGAAGATGCGATTGTTATTTACCGCATCTCTAGAGCACCAGAACGTCGAGTATTCTACATTGACGTAGGTAACTTACCAAAAGGTAAAGCAGAACAATATCTACGTGATGTTATGATCAAGTATCGTAACAAAATGGTTTATGATGCTAACACTGGTGAATTAAGAGATGATCGTAAACATTTATCAATGTTGGAAGACTTCTGGCTGCCACGCCGCGAGGGCGGGAAGGGAACAGAGATTACTACTCTGCCAGCCGGACAAAATCTTGGGGAATTAGAGGACGTAAAGTATTTCCAAAAGAAATTACTACAATCACTCAATGTTCCTTATTCACGCTTAGAGCCACAACAAGGTGGCATGATAGGTTTAGGCAGAGTATCGGAAGTCAATAGAGATGAGGTAAAATTCTCAAAATTTGTTTCTAGACTGCGTAATAAATTTACACAGTTGTTCGACGATGCTCTACGAATTCAACTTGTATTAAAAGGTATATGTACACTTGAAGAATGGGAACAGATCAAGGATGAAATAGTTTATGACTTTAAACGTGATAATGATTATATTGAAATGCGTGATGCAGAAGTATTGCGTGAACGTTTAAATTTAGCTATTACCGTTGATCCTTTTGTTGGCAAATACTATTCTGTTGAGTGGATTAAAAAGAATATTCTTCGTCAATCAGAAGAAGATATTGAAGAAATGCAAGCACAGATGGATGCTGAACAAGCTGGTCCTATGTTGGCACCACCACCAGAGATGCCGCCACAAGATAATGGACAAGATAATAGTGGTATGGAATCACCTACACCGCAACTTGATGCGGATGTAGATAAATATGCCACAAAATAAATAAGGAGATATCATGGAAGATGTAAGAAATTTTATTGACTTAGTATCATTAAGTGACAATATTGCAGCAAAAGAAGAATTGGATAAGATTTTATCCCAGAAATCTTTTGATGCATTAGATGCACGTAAACAACAAATTGCTGGTTCAATTTTTGGTACTACAGAAGAACCAGAAGTAACAGAAGATGACTTAGATTCTGCTGTTGTAGAAATTGAAAACGAAGCCGAATGAAATCTTTGTTAGAATTTAAATCTGTAACCGAGGAAGAGAAGAAAGACTATTCAAAGTTTGATTCTCTAATTCGTGCCGGATTGGCAAACAAAGCACAGATACAACGTATTCACAAAATCTTAGATAAGATGGGTGAAGAACGTCCTGTGTTTAATAATGCTGATCGTGAAATTGTGCGTAATCTTTTTAATAAGATGACAGATTTAATCTCTAACAATAAACAGATTTATACTCAAGCTCGTCGTGTAGTAAAAGAAGAAGTGGAAAATGTGGTTAATTCTAATACGATTGTTGAAGAACCTTTAAAATTTGATTTGAAAGATCCTCCATTCGTGTTAGTTCTAAAAAGAGAAGCAATACGTGTATATCCTGATGGAACTAAAATAGCTTTATATTATAATCATTTGTTGAATAAACATTTTAGTATACCGTATGGTCCGAATGTTAGTGCGCCATTACAAACTGAGGATATGACTGTATTACAATCATTAAAATATATCGTTGAAATTAATAAAAGTCAAGAAGTTTGGTTTGAAACAGATTCACGTTCTATTGAACCAAAAACTGCACA